CAGAATCTTTTTTTAATTGTTTAATAAGTTGTTTTTTATTAGGGTATTTATCAGTGAACCTTTTAAAATAAATTCTTAATGGCGCTCTGCCTTTAAAAAACATTTTAGTAGCTAATTTTTTACCTTCAGTTCTACGCCATGCATCAATAAATCTTTGATCTTTTAGCTGGCTATCAATTAGGTTTTCAAAAGTATAATACTTACCCATAATTTGAACTTGAGGCTTATCTTGAGACAAATAGCTAACAAACATTTCAGAACGTTTACGTGATCGTGTATCTAACAGCCTAGAAACGTTTTGAACAGCAAATCTATTTTCTGCTCTTAATACAGCCGAAACATCATTCCAAGGTTTTTTATCTTTAGCATAACGTTCAAATACAACTCTTAAGTTTTCAATTACAACAGTTTGTTGATTAACTGAAACTTTGTCATCTAATCCTGCAGCAATGCTTTCAATAAAATCTTTTTCATCTTGTTTAAGAAGTTTAGAATTACGCATAAAGTCAATACGTTCTTGATACAAGTTAAAATCAGGATCATATATGTTATTGTTTTTAATTTCACCTGTTAGCGGATCAGCACTAAAATTACGTTCATCAAACTCATTACCTACTCTACGTCTCGAAGCAGTTTTACCTGCAAGGCTAGTACCTTTATAATCTGTTAAAGACATAGTTTTAGAGTAGTCATCAGCATCAAGCAAAAACATTTGCCTTACTAAAGCTTTTTGTTCTGGTGAACGTATCATAGAACTAGGGCGTTTAGCTTGAATGTCTACTGCTTGCTCCCTAAGTTTTTGTTTAGGTGCAAATATAGCAGTAGCATTTGCTGCTTTGTTTCTTAAAGCCTGAATAGATAGTGCTTTACCTTTAGGTGTAACATATTGTTCAGCCTTAAGTTTACCTTGTCTAAATAAATTAGCTTGATCCATACCTCCAAGAAGTTTAGCTTGAATATCATAAGCTTGACGTTTTAACCATGCTCCGTAAGATTCTACTTTAGGTGCAACACCTGAAAGCGATTCTTCTTTCTTTTTAGCAAGGTTTGTTTTATTAAGTCTATTAGTGGTTTCTTTTTGAAGCTCTTCTTTAGATTTTAATACAGGCACCAAAGAACTACGACAATTCCAATGCAAAGGAGGAGTAAAGCGTCTATCGCTAACATCGTAAATCTTTCCATTATGATAAGAACAAATAGGGCTAGTACGGCTATCAAGCACAGCAGTAAATACATAGCCTTTAACTACATGAGAATTTGCTTCTACAACTTTATTTAAAGCTGCTGTTTGAGTACTAGTTATAGAGGTTCTAGTTAAAGTTTTAGCCTGATGTTCAGTAAGTTTAGTAGTTTTAAGAACATTGTTAATAATATCTTTAGGCGCTTCACCCTTAGCAAGTCCTGCTTTTACTTTAGACTGTATTCTAACAAGTTCACCTGATGAAATGTTTTTCATATTTTGAGTAACTGTTTTAACACCTTTAATGTTTGATCCAGTTATTTCAGCAAGTAGTTCTTTACTACGTGGCTTTGAAACCTTATAGAATTTGTTTAGTTCCTTGTTTAAGTTGTCCGAATGAAAGTCCAGTTGAGACGTTGAAAATTCTTTTAGAGAGCTAGTTTGATGAGTTAACATTTCTCGACCAAAGCGATTTACTTCAGGAGTAACATCATTAGTTAGTCTCTCTGAAAGAATGTCTCTTAAACGTTTCCTATGCCTACGCATAATACGTCTGTTTTGTAACTGTACACCTTCTTCGTATAATCTTACGTCAGTCATATGATCTACAATACGATCATAAAGTTTTAAGTTGATATCCATTTAGTACTCCTCTGAGTAGTAAAATGTTATTCCTAAATATTTTGATAGAAACCTTGCAATGTGATGTACGAAAGGTAACATTGTAAGTGCCATTAATAAATTTAAGCCTGTATGAGCTATTGCTATTCTTAGCGTATCTCCTTTAGGCATTCCGTCAGATACTAGCAAACCTGCTAGCCAAATAGTTCCTGTAGTTCCAATGTTTGCCCCTAGTACCGCTGCTACAGCAGCAGGTAAAGGGACGACCCCTGAAGCCACTAACGCAATAATTGCAGTAGTAGAAAGAGAAGACGACTGCCAAAGCAGTGTCATTATAATTGCTCCAAAAAACATATAAATCGGATTAGCAATAAACCAATTTAAATGGTCTACATTGCCTATCGACTTCATTCCTCCGGAAAACATTTTAAGCCCTACATAAAATACTATAAGGCCAACTACGATTTGTAAGTAATTGTTTGTTAGTACCTGTAAATAATTCATAACTATTCTTCAATATCTATCTGTGGATCAGCGCTAGTTTGAACTGCTAACGGATCAGTTTGTATTTCTTCAATTGCTTCTTCATCACTATAATCAGCAGGTAAAAAGTCATTGTACTTAGCAATGTTAATCCAAGTTGAACGGCTAATAATTCCTGATTGATACCACTCAGAAACAAGACGCATAGCACCTTCACCACCTACAATAGGAGAAAAGTCACTAGACATTTGGAATTCTAAGTCGTCACCTGTATACATAGTGTTGTAATACCAGTTAAGCATAAATGCCATTACTTCACGAATAGTACCTGAGACTTTAGCGTTAAGTGTACCTAGCTGTGCTGTCTGAGAAGCATTACGGATTTCTAGTGCTACACCTGAAGCTGCTTGCTCCGGTGAAAGCATACGAATACCCATCTTAGCCATTTCTTCTACTGTACCTTGAATAGCCTTTTCCATNTCNNCTAAAGCTGACGTAGGAGTTTCAAGTACAGTAATAGATTCGTCTTTACGAACTCTAAGCCAAGTACCTAACCCTGCGTTTACGATGTCGTCAAATTCCTCGTCTGTCATATCTGATTGTACAACAGGGGTATAAGTAGCAGCACCGTAAAGCAAATGGTTTCGTCTCGATACTTTATTATAGAGAGAAACTTCACGATCAACTAGCGGCATAAGAACAGGTTCAACTGGTTCATATTGGCCGTTAAGAGGCCAAGCAGGAATACGCATTAAGCGTTCACCGAACATAGTTGGATAAACTGTATTAACTTTTGTAAAACCTATTTCGCTAACTGATTCTTTGTATTCTTGAGAAATATCACCGTTAAGAACTTTAATTTCATTGTTAGTATCTGGGTGTTCATAGTAGTCTAATACAAGACGACCTGTTTCATCAATGTAGTGATCACAGACTGTGTCCACGTAATCAGGATGCCAAGGATTTTCTGGTTTATACTTTTCTACTAAGTAACGAGTAACCCAACGAGTTAAAGTCTTTTGTCGTGTAATAGGATGAGTAGATAGCTGAATGTTAATAACGTTTTCAGCTTCAATTACTACTGGATACGGCTTAATCATAGCACGTTCTTCAGGGGTTAAGTTATCATACTCTTGTTCGCTAACTTGCGGTCTATCTACATAAACCCAAGCTCTTGATGTTTGAAGTTCTTCCCAAAGAGCATTATCAAGAAAGTTAAATAGAGATCTACCGTCTAGTGTAAAATCATTCTTTAACCATTGTTTAGCATCATCTGGTAGTTCTTCTGGAAGTTCTAAATGAGAGTCTTTACGTAATAAAGCACTAATAAGTACCTTACAGTATTGAGCTGTCAAACCTGGAAGTTCTGACTCTGAACGATAAAAGTCATACTGCCGTTGGCTCATGCTAGGTGAAAAAGGAATAAGTAGGTTTTTATATTCCGGTTCTAAATATTCATCGTGTGCTTTAACGTTATCTTGTCCTTGCAGAACCGCCCTTGACCGTTTCCAAAGTGGTTTCATAGAATGATAACTTGCACTTGGATCGGCAACAGACCTTTTAACACTTTTAGTTGGTTTAGTTAACTGTGCCATTATTTATTTTCCTTTACCACTTTACTTTATTCGCCCAATATGCGGCAGACATCTTGCCTTTGGCTATATTAGTAGCATGACGAGCTTTCCAAGCTAATCTACGAGATTTATATTTATCAGATTCATTTGCTTTCTTTGGAGAGCCTACTGCTCCCTGAGAGCCAAATCTAATAGTTTTAATTGTATCACCAGACTTAGCCACAACAATATGAGACTTAGTTGGATGGTTAGGAGTACGTTTAGGCTTATTAAAGCCAGAGACTCCAGCACGAGTAAGTCGTGAGTCTTTCTTTTGAGCC